CCTTTACCAACTTCGCACGCCAATGGGACATCCTGTTGTGGGAAAGGGATTGAATACAATTCAGCGCGCTGAGGCCCTCGAGCTAAAGATGGCTGAATTTAAGCACCCTGTTGTATGGTCATTGGACGCATCTCGCTTCGACCAACATGTTGCCAGAGAAGTGTTGGAGGTGGAGCATTCCATCTACAACCGTTGTTGCCACGACCCACAGTTGCGGCAACTACTGTCCTGGCAGTTGGACATTCGCGGTATAACAACTACGGGCATCAAGTATAAGACCCGTGGTAAGCGCATGAGTGGACATCCCAACACAGCTCTTGGGAATTGTCTGCTAATGTACTTGTTTACTGCCGCGGCCATGAGAGAGCTCGGGGTGAGGTATGAACTTTTTGTCGACGGTGACGATACGCTAGTCATAGTTGACGAGTTGGATGAAGAGGAGCTATTCGCGCTCCCTGGAATCTTTCTAAAGTTCGGCCAAGAACTCAAGATCGAAAATCGGGCGACTGAGCTGCACCAGGTTAACTGGTGTCAGTCCAAGCCGTGCCTTGTGAACGGTCGGTGGCAATTTGTCGCTGACTATCGTAAGGTGCTGTCGTCCGCGTGTGCCGGCGTGAAATACTGGCATGAGGAGAAAACTAGGATTGATATGGCCTTCTCGGTAGGCCAATGTCTCCTAGCACTCTACTCCGGAGCACCTATCATCGGGGCGTTTGCACAACGCCTCTGTGATCTGGGTGGGAAAATCAACCGTGATGTCTATGAATCTGACATTTACCACAAGGTTCGTTCTAGCAGGGTCAGCATCGGGGACTTAAGGTCCACGGAACCCACGGCAGAGGCGCGAGAGCTCTTCAGCCAATCGTGGGGGATTGACTTTGCTATGCAACGCGTCGTGGAGCAGTCGTTCAAGGACTTCAATATCACCGGGCACAAGCTCGTCCAAGGTGATGAAATCACGGGAGACTGGGTGTTGGCTTACGAGCCTGGCACCTATCCCACCCAGGTTCTGGGATAGACCCACCTATCCAAAATGCCGTATAAACGTTGTCAGTACTGCGAGGTCAACATCTTTGTCCTGTCTAAGAATAACAGTATTCTGGAGCACATACAAACTGAGCACCCCGAGCAACATCTACGATGGTTAAGACAGACACGTCCATTCGACAGTCAGTCTTGGTCGACGGAGACAGTTCCGGTGGTGATGGTGGGTGACGACGGGTCGCGAGCCTTTTGGCCGCTCGATCCGCGTGCCCGCCGCTTGGATCACGCGCACATAACCATTCAGTTGGGCGAGCGTGTGACCCATTCTCATATATGTGAGGACTGTGGTATAGAGTACGCGCACCGACATCGGATTAAAACGCTGGCCGAAAGCACACCGTATGGGCAGTCGTGTTGGGACTGCACGAAGCGTAAATGCGCTTCCCTGCTGGTAGCCGTGGCGATAGCCAAGGTGGAGGCAGGTACGGGGTGATTTCTCTCTCTCCACC